ATTGAGAAAAACGCGACTGATCCACCAAACACAAAACCACACAATCCCCACCGGCCAACCGTGGTATAAGCCCAAATTATAGATAGAGAATTTTACGATAAGCTCAGCTTATGAGACAGGCCGGCCAACCATGCGTACCTGTCTATGAAGCAGGTACGCGAGAGGCTGAGATCCCAGTGATACCAATGGTTTGCAGGCATCGGCGGCATGATTGGCCCGCCTTGGCCCGCGATTGGCCCGCCCAATCCAGGATCGAAGGGGGGCATGGGGGGGATTGGGGCCGCCGCCAGCAGGCGTACCCCCAACGGATTTTTCTGCTAGAATTTCACCGGAGGTTGAGGGGCAGACCCTGCAGCCTCCTTGAGGACCTTTCGTGCCATCTCGGCATAGACCGACCCGGCCGGCGCCGCAGCGAGGACCTTCCGTGCCTGCTCTGGGGTCACTTCACACCGTACTCAAGGTCGTCGTCTTCCTCAGTTTCTTCCTCAGGCTCGGACTCGACCACCACGGCTTCCACATCAATCACCTCGATGGGTCGAAGGGAATCCAGGGCCTCGCTCAGGTCTTGGCACTCGGTCAGGCTCAGGGAGACCACGCCGTTGACATGGCCATAAGGATCGGTCAGGTGGAGTTGGACATCATTCGGACCTTGCCACACTGTCAGGTGGCGGTTGATCTGGGTCATAGGACAGGAGTGCCACTGGCACACGAAGGGATTCTGAGCATGTTCTGCTGGGTCCCATCATCCCTACCCCTCCTAGAGCTAGAGATGGGGATGGGAGGACCTAGAGCAGCTATAATAGGATATATCTGGATATAGACAAGTTACATGTATGGGATGACGGGATTAAATGAAAGGAGGTTTTTTTCTCATCTCCCCAAACTTCCATCCCAGTGGGTCGCGGTTTCGCGCCTCTCCTTTAGGTGGAAAGCTCTGAAAACCCTTAGCATGACTGGTTTGGGTGTCGATCCATCAAGGGGGTCGACAAAAGACCCGAAGGGGCGCTAGGATCAAGGGGCCACATCCATGGGTCACCCCTTCCATGCCTGCCTTCGACATTGCTGAAACCACCGTCCAGATCGACCACACCCACCGCACGGTCAACTTCTATACCACCAAGCGGTCGGTCTTCTTGGGATTGGTCCACCGGAACCCCCAGTACCTCAAGGCCCACGAGCTCAACCCCGGCTACGAGGTCACCTACCCCTTGGAGCAGGTCCGAGGGGTCGACAAGCTCCTGGTCCTCTCCGACGGGTCAGCTCGGGATCAGTTCCTGACCGAGGAGGAGAAGGTCAACCGGGCAGCTGCAGGGGAGCGTCTGTCGGCAGCCAGGGCTTCTTCAGGGAAATAGCCAGTAAACGGGGGGCAGGAAGGCCCTTCCAGGGTCGATCGGGTAATTCCCCCCTTCGGCCCCCTTCAAGGCCCTTTCTGGCCCCCTCCCATGGCCTTTCTGACCTGGGCCGACACGTTGCCTCCATGCCTGGGTCGATTTCGAGCTTGTTCCACCCTCTCCGCCGCCCTCTGCAGCCTCTGCCGGGCATCCCCCAGCACCAGGTCGTCCACGAACCTCGTGGGATCCTCCTCCATCCTCTGGAGCATGGCAGAGTAGGCCTCCTGGGAGATCTTCTTAGACTCCTCGAACTGACTCACATTGAGCCGATCGGTGAAGTAGGCCACGCCCATGGCCAAGGCATCGACCCGGTCGTCGTGCTTCAGGGCGCCCTTGTCCCGGCTGAGGCGGGTGAGCTGGTAGGCCAGCGTCTTCTGGAGCCTCTCCTCCAACGGCAGGTCCTGGTTGGAGGCGAGGTCGTATTCCACGACACCCCGATCGACAATCAGTCGATGCTGGGTGGTGACTGGCTCGAGGGCATCCAGGATGCGCTCCTCTTTGCGGACGAAGGCCCGGGTCTCCTCGAAGGTCATGGGGATCTGCATCTCCCGTGCGTGCTTCTGGAGGAGGGCCACAACGGTCCCGTCGCCGAAGTTGGACTCCACGAGGCACAGGGTGGCCCCGTACTGCAGGCCCATCTTCAAGATGGCCGTCAGGGTAGCGTCGGAGTAGCCCTCCCGGAATCCCCGCAGGGCCCGCAGGTAGATGTTGCCGGCCAGCTGGCTCAGCACCACCACGCCCGTCTCGTCCTTGCCACGGCCAGAGGGGTCTACGGCCACAATGGTGTCGGCGGGCCAGTCCAGCCAGTCGTCCCCAAGGCGTGCCGGTCGGAACCAGTGGTCCCCGGGCAGGGAGATGGCCTCCAGGTCGCCGATCCGGTTGGCTGGGTCCTGGGACCAGATCACCGTGCCGGGGCACTTCCTGGGATCCAGGCTCACCACCGGTATATCGCCCAGCCTCAGGGGATACCGGAGCATGTCCGACATCGACGTGTCGAGCTGGAACTGCAGCTGGAAGTTGGCCTTGCCCATCACGATCTCCCGTTCCCGCAGCAGGGCGTCGGTGAATCGGGTGTCGGTCGGCTGGCCCGCCAATGCAGACAAAGTCGACTCCCTGATGTCGGTTTCGAGCTCCTCAGCCAGCCGTCCATCGTAGCTCGAGATGGACTCTTCGGAAGGATACCGGCTGGGCCACACGAGGGCCTTGTAGCCTCGCACCTCGAGCTTGGAGTAGACCGTAAAGAGGCTCTGTGGAGTCCCCAGGTAGATGATCCGCGAGCTGGGTTTGGGGATCAGGATCGACTCGAACTCGGTCGTGAGCTGCAGCAGCTTTTCCCGTTGGATGTCGGTGGCACTGTTGATGGGCGACTCGATGTCGTCAGGGACGATGAGGTCGGCACGCGAGCCCACCATGGCCGACGTGATGCCCACGCTCTTGACGCTGGGGCTCTGGGACGGCTCGGCACCCTTCACGTCGAAGGCCACCCGACTCCATCGGTTGTCCTTGCCTGAGTTGTCGAGGTGCTGTAGAAATGGGAAGTCCACGATGCACCGCTGGACGAAGAGGCTGAAGTCGTCGGCTCGCTGCTTGGATGCGGAAACGACCAGGACCTTCTTGTTCACGTCGCAGTAGAGGGTCCAGATCACGAAGGCTGCTGTCACCCAGGACTTGCCGCACCCGCGAAACATCTGAAGCTGGATCCTTGGCCCGCCATACTGGAGGTAGCGGGCCATCGCCAGCTGTGCCCGGGTAGGCTCAGGCAGGCCAAGGTGTCGCCAGAGGATCCGCAAGAAGAAAGAGAAATCCGAGAGTAGCTTGGTCTGAAGCTGTTCTTGGGATAGAGCCATAGGAATGAAAAAAGGGCCCGAAGGCCCTCATAAGGCGAACTGCAGCCGGGAACCTACTCGCCGGCTTTCTTGGTGGTGTACTTCTTGCCACGCCAGGAGAAGGTCTTCTTTCCGGCGGTGCGTGAGGCCTTGAAGGCGCTGTTGAAGGATCCCTTGTCCATGCCGCCCTGGGTCATTCGAGCTGGCACGGCAGGACCCTGCTTGGGTTTGTAGTCGCCGCGCTTCATGGCTGCGGTGAGGGTTCCATCGGCTGCAGGCCTAGCCTTGAGAGTCTCAGCAGCGACTGCACCCATCACTCCAGCACGACCTAGACTGGAAGCACTCCGAAGTGCTCGTGCCTTGGCGATCTTGCTTGCCATGGTGGCGCTGGTTGCCTTGGCGACCCGTCGGGTCTGTGCGGCCACAACGTTGGCCCTGCCTTGCTGTAGGGCGTCACGCGCAGAGCTTGATGTCACGCGGGCTTTGCCCGATCCGGAGGCCTTGCCTTTGATGTCCGAGGTCACCCTGGCTGTGGAAGCAGCTGCCCGGTTGGCCCGGTTGGAGGGCTTGGCCCCTGAAACCTTGGCCGTGGACTTGGCCGCCCGCTTCGAGCGATCGGAACTGGATGTGGGTTTCTTTGCTGGTGCCATGATTTAACCTACGGCAGTGGTAGCGACGGGGATGCTGAAGCCGGTTCCGGCTCCGAGGTAGCCGCCTGCGGCGGTGAGAATATCGCCCACGGCATAGCCTTCGCCGTTGCGGGCCGCCACTAGGGTGCAGACGGTCACGATGCCACCGGCCACGGTGATGTTTGCAGCAGCACCCGAGGCCAGCAGCTGGGAGCCAGAGCCTGTGGTGCGAACCAGGGGCACGTTGGTATAGGAGCCATTGGTGTAGCCGGTGCCCCCGGTGATGGAACCCAGAGTGGCAATGGCGCCCTGTGCAACACGACGGATGCGGCCAGTTCGCTTGCCGTTCACGAGGGTTGCGGGAACCCGGTCAGCCTGGCGGACGGTGTTGATGGCATCGGTGGCCACGGCCACGGAAGCGTTCACCACAGCCACGGTGGCCGTGGTCTGGATGGTGCGGTTGAGGCGGTGCTTCTCGATCCTGGTCTTCCGAAAGTCAAAACCAGAAGTGACTTGGTTGGAAAACGGATCTTGAACCGTGGTGCGCGAGGCACCAGCTACAGTGGTGCTAGGAAAGGCACCGTAGGCGGAACCGCCAGCGGGAAGAGTAGACATGAGATTCTCAGAAAGAGTTTGAAATGGAGCAGCTGTTGAGAGTCATGACTGAGGAGGCTCAACAGGGGCCCCGAGCGAATCGATCAGGTTCTGGGGTATGTGGTAGCTCACGGCAAGCTGCGTCATAGCCGCAGCGATTTCAGGCGCGACGAGACTCGCCTCGCGCAGCAGCAGCCAGGCACCCACAAACAAGCCGGAATCGCCGAATGGCAACGAGGCAACCGCGAGCCCGCTTGTGAGGCTGGTCAAGGCATTTACCGCCCTGAGCAGCTGGTCCGCTCGCTCGGCGTTGGCTGTCGGCAGCTCCGCACCAATGATCGCCTCGGCACCCAACTGCGCGGCACCCAACATGGGTGATTGCAGCAACTGCTGAAGAAAGCCGCCCCAGTCGGGCTCTGGGTCTGTGGGAGGGTGGTAGAGGACTATCGCCTCCTCAATCTCCTCAGGCGGCAGACTGCGCGACAAAACGACGGGCGAACGGTTGCCGAACGGGTCGGTGATTGTTACAGTATTGGCATCATAGCTTATGGCCATTACACAAACGCCCCGTATTGCAGCCACGCAATTGGTGCTCGGCTTAGTCCAAAAACTGTTCCCAGTGTTGCCCCGGTCAAGTCGGGCCAGGTGCCGAACGGTTGAGATATGGTGTAATTGAACATTGCATTAGTGTTATTCACGCCAGTAATAGACGCAGGTCCACACAGGTTCCAGGAATGCAAGCTTCCTGCTGGTAGCGCCAGGAATGTCAGAGTGGTGCCGGTGCTGACGTTTACGGCTAGAAAATACGTACGACCCGCAATTAGGTTAAACGGTGTCCCAAATGTTTCGCTTAGGTTTGCCCCCGCCGCGCCACTCATTGAAGGCGTTACGCCTATAGGCGTGCCAATAGGTACGCCGTTCAATGAAGCATAAAAGGCGATTTGAAACAACGATGAAGCAACAGACGTGATAACCCTCAACTGCAGCGCATCAACACGCCCAGAACGCTCAACTTTGAACGGAATGATTGCTAGCGTATTGGCAGGGTTTGCGGCTCCGGCTGCAACCGCGCTCTGGAAAGGGCAGAACGATTTGTTTAGTGCGTACAATTCATTGGATGCTCCCCCGACTCCGGGATCACCCCTCGGGATCGTGAAGTTGAGGATGGCTGCGCTGCTGGTGCCAACGTTGGTGACGCTGGCAGAGGTTCCAGCGGCTCCAGTTGTAGTGCTTCCGACCGTAACTGTTGCGGATGTGCCGTTGGTGCCATTGGTTCCGTCAGCTCCATCAATACCGTCAGTTCCATCAATACCGTCAGTTCCATCAATACCGTCAGTTCCGTTGGTTCCGTTGGTTCCGTTGGTTCCGTTGGCTCCTGCTGGCCCTGCTGGTCCTGGTGGCCCTGGTGGACCAACGTAAGGCACCCCTGCACTCCAGACTCCTAGTCCGGTTTGTTTAATGTAGAGGTTTCCATTATCTGTAGCTAGATAGACAAAGCCTGCAGGCTCAGAATCGTAGGCGGATCTACCGCTTAGCAGACCAGATGCGTTGATAGTAAAACCACCACCACCATTGCTTGATTCGAAAAAATCGAAATTGCCCGAAAGGGGATTAAATGTGTAAGGCATCAACTGACCTTCAGGGTGATTGGAGTTCTGGGGGTACTGCGTGATTCTGCTTCTTGCACAACCGCTATGGCAAGTTGGTGCAGTTTGGATTCAGGGTCGGAAAGGCCTGTAGATCCTCGTTCGCCTTGCAGCCCGCGTTCTCCACGTTCTCCTCGTTGCCCGTTCTTTCCATCTTGTCCGTTTTTTCCCGGTTCCCCAGTTTCTCCTGTGGGCCCAGGAGGGCCAATCATGGAAACACCCCCAGGCCATGAAAGGTCGGATTGCATTGGACCATAGATCACCCAACGGGAGATGTCAATGTAGAGATCGCCGGGTGTCCCGTCAGTAGTCCCAGGTGGCTGACTGCCATAACGGATGGTGTTTCCATCACGGCCATTCTTGCCATTGCGTCCGTCAACGCCATCTTTGCCGTTTTGTCCGTCGACACCGTCCTTGCCATTGCGTCCGTCAACGCCATCCTTGCCGTCGCGACCATCTTTACCATCTTTGCCATGCCTACCTGGTTTCCCGGGCTCGCCATCAGGTCCTGGCCGTTGGGATGACGTGGGAGCAAGCTCGATCTCTCCGGTGACAGGGTTGAATCGAAGCATCAGGAAATCCTTTGTACGGAAGTTAGGTTAAAGGACGCATCGTATCCCAGAGACAGCGTAGCGACGATTGATCCTGAAGGACCTCCGATGCGGTAAGTGACCGCCGTGGGGTCGTTGTTTGAGTTGTAGGTGAGGGCAATGTAGTCGTGCTTGGGAATACTAATCCCAGTTTCTGTTTGCTGGGAAGACGTTACGCCAGCGCGAGGGGTAAGGTTCATGAATTAGGAGCGGAGTTCAGTGATTTCAATGGTGCCGTCGGTCACCGCAGTAATGTCGCGGATCACGGCGATGTTGGCTCCTCCATCGATGGGAACGGCGTAGGTAACGTTGTGGTTGGCGGCAAGGTGGATGCTGGTGGAGGCATTGGCCGTCTGGACGCCTGCGCCGATTGCAACACGACAAGCGGCACCCAAAGCGTGAAGAGAAACAGCTCTAATACCCCTTGTCAGCGCAATGTTTTGCGATGCGGTAGTGGTGGTAGAGCGTCGAGTCAAGGAGGGGAAAGAGGCGTTTTCAATCGCACGGCGAGTCGAAACCTCGGGAGTGAGAACAACAGCGGTCATAATGGAAGACTCTGAAGGATGGAAGAATTGAAGAAGGGCTGGCTCAAGAACCAATCAAGAACGTCGCTGGAACCCTTGCTTTGGTTGCAATCTTGACAAGCAGCCACGAGGTTGGAGGCCTCGCTGCGGCCCCCACGGCATCGTGGCTTGACATGATCAAGGGTAAGATTGGAATCGGAACCACAATAGACGCAGCGGTGGTTGTAGTGAGCCTTGATAGACTCACGCCACATGCGTTTTGCTTCGGAGCTGGTCATGGCTTGGAGGCTCTGGAGAAGGTGATCCGGAGTCAAACTTGGCATGAGAAGTTCAGCGTTTCCTCTTGACTGGTTTCCGAATGCCGTTGTTGCCAGCCCCATTGCGAGCTCGGTTCTTGGCTGGGGACTCGAGGACCATCCGGCCGTCGGTCGTGTGTGAGAGGTCCTTGCCTCCCTTCCCAGCAATCCCACGCCGCTTGCGCTCTGCCCATCGCTCCTCTGAGGCTGCCTTTACGGCTGGCTTCTTATTGAGCTTGCGTTGGTAGGCTGCTTTCTTAGCAGCGGCCTTGGGATTTTGGGCGTAATACTTGGCAGACTTACTTTCGGCCATGGAACTCCTCGATAATGGACCTGAGCTCTTTCAGCTCGTCTCGAAGTTTATCCTCCAGACGATGATCTCGATCGGCGTTAGTCTGCAGTGCATCCTTGAGGGCGGTGGTGGTGGCTTGCAGACTGGACACCTGGATGAGAAGTCCAATCGAAGTAATAGCGAGCCACCCCATCACTGACGCAATGGCGGCCAGGATGGCGCCCCGGATCTGTTCATTCACTGGGTGAGTCTCTCAAGGTAGGCTGTGTCCCCTTCAGTGAGGCCCTCCAGCAGGGAAGCCAGGGGGGTGCCCGGCTTGATGGTGCCTGTCCAGTTGTTTTTAACCAACCATTCAGCTGCGGCCTTCAGATCAGCCGTTGAGCACTCCTCTCCCTTGCGGACTCTGGCAGTCATCTCACGGGTGACCATACCATGGAGCGCATCTAAATCAGTTTCGGTGGCCTTGGCCATAATTTCAACTACGTTCGTATGTGGTGTAGAAACCAGGACCAATGGACGCACTGGCCCACCTGGGGAGGAAGTTCTTCCAGCTGTACCTGACTTCCTTGCCTCCTGAGCCAATTCTGATGTAGCCCCCATTCACGACATCCAGCTCTCCGAAGGGATCGTTGAAGATGCCATGGGTTGCGGTGGCCCCGATCAGAAGGACCCAGTGGCCCCCTCCACGGGGGGCTGAGACGGGCCCGTGGTGCAGGAAGCCTACACCTACCGGACCCAGTTTCAGGGCTTCTAGGAGGTCTTTGAAGGTGCCGTTGGTGAAGCTGCGGAGTCTGACCCCGTACTCCAGGGCGGCTTTCTCGTGAGGCATCGGTTCGGTGGTGTCACCGTACTTCAACACCGACTTGAGATAAGTGTCGTCGGCATTAGAGCCTTTGAGTGCATCAGGCCTGAAGAACTTGATGGCCATGGCGTTGGTACTGGAGCGACACATTCGCTGGCCATGGCTTGTGGTTGAATCAACCTGGCTGTAGTATTGAGGAACCTTCCAGAGGATGTTCGTCATCGGCGGCCTTTGCCTCTGAGAATCTGTTTGATCGCGTTGATCTGATCGTCCTCATGCCGGACCGACCTGAGGTAACCAGTGATGAGTTGGAAAATAGAGTTGGCTTTGATTTTTGGATTATTAGCTAGGTACTCTGAGGTAATGAAGAAAGAAAACCAAGCAGCAGAAAAGAGCTGCTCAGTGGAAATAACCAGACCAGCAATTTTGAGGACGAGAATAGAGGTGAACATGGGAGTTACTCGTAAAGAACGTGAGTGTTAATTGACATCGTTAAGAGCGTCGATTGCTTCCTGGGTCTGGGTAGCTGCGTTTACATCTCCACGGCCTTGTTGGATTCGGCGTTGTCGCACCAGATCAGTGCGGATCCGCCATTTTTCGGAGTTGTTGAGCATCAAAGCTCTAGCCTCAGCCTTGGCTTGATTTACGGCTGCGGTAATTAGTTCATGGTGCTGGGAATCCTCAGCAATCTGCGAGGAGGTGCGGGATTTCCAGCCCTCCAGGGCCTGCTGATATGTGGGACTGTTGAATAGCTCATCCAGTCGTTCGGCCAGTTTGACCTGGTGAAGCGCCTTGGCGAAGTCCGCTCGCTCGTCCTTAGCAATCTCCTCTCCTTGGTCGAGTTTAGTGGTGAGGAGGCTGGAATCCCACCCGGCATCGGTCAGGTTCGAGGCCACGGACTGTCCCAGAGCCTCAGGGGTGCCCTTGGGGAACTCTGCGTCGTAGATTCTGAAGGGAGAGACGGAATTATACCAGCCCCCTGCAAGCGACGTGAAGGGTTTTCCGGTGAATGGATCGATCTTGACTGGCTCATTTAGGGCAAAGCCTGGAGCGGCGGCAGCCAGGACCTTCTGAAGCTCACCATCGATCTCTCGGATGTATGGATTCAGGGTGTTGGCCATGGCCCGACGAGCACCAGCCATCGGCAGGAAGTTGTTGGCCGTCGAGATCAGGCCCTTGGCAACAGGATCTGGTGTGGTATAGGTCTTAGGGTCCAAGAATCCAGCCACGACCGTGAGTCCGCTGAGGTAGCTCTTGTCTACGATGGAGATAGAGAGGGCAAACAGTGCTTGAGACATAAACTGCTCTGCCACGTCGATGTGACCCATCCGACCCAGCATGGCAATGTCGCCCATGAGGGCCATTAGGTTGTTGACGGGCTCAATCGACTCGAAGGAGACCCACTTCCCTGCCACCCTGATGGAGCGGGGGCGGTGCCCCTGCAGCCAGAGCTCCCTGGCGGGGCCTGGAGGCGGGCCGTTGCCCGTGAGGTTGCCATTGAGGGCAGCCATGCCCCCTGCGGCTATGAACAGGGATCCTGTGGCCTGCCTGCCTTGCATAATGGCCTTGGCCACGGGGTCGAATCCCTCGTCTCCTGGCATGGAGTTGAGGACAGCCCTGGCACGGCTGCTTGCCTGGTTGAGCAGGGGGAGGTGCTGGGCACCATAGACGGCCAGGTTGTAGGGTGTCCGCACGAAAGGCATAGCCAGACGCAGGACTGGAGCGGCATTGCTCAGCTGAGAGATGGCATTGATCACGCTTCCGGGGTTGTCTTGGAATGTGGAAGCATCTGCCCAGTCAAGTAGATGCTCGTCCTTGATCTGGAAGTCGTCGTGGAAGCTGGCCTTGTACTTCTGGGCGTAGATTTCACCAAACCGAGCATCGAGCTCTTTCGGTGATAGCCCCATGTCGAAGGCCGCATACGCCGCATCCATGGCGATCTTCATGCGGCTGTTGATGATCTTGAAGAAGTCATCCCCAGCCACCAAGGCCCTACTGCCCCAGCTGAAGAGCTTGTTGTCCTGGACCCTGTAGAGGGTGTCGATGATTCCCAGGGCCATCTCCTCAGCCGTGTTGCCACTGTCCTTAGCCAGGATTCGAATTGCCTCGAGCTTGGCCAGTGCCTTGGTCTCCTCCAGCATGAACTTGGTGTTCAGCTGTAGAGGCTCGCCCGTGGCAAAACTCCTCCGCATCACGACTAAGGCGTCACTTATGGATGTGGCAATGCCCTTGTAGGCTGAAATTGCGGCGTAGCGTGCTCGCGGATCCTTGATTCCCATGAGGCCCAAACTGAGGGGCTTCTCGACGGAGGCATAGGTATTACCAGCGAGGTTCCGCAGCTGAGAGATGGGGCCTGACAGGATGGAATTGTAAAGGCCATTCATGGCATTCTGCCAGCCTACCTCTATCATCACGTCGATGTGCTTGAGGGTGCCGGCCGGATCCCCTCCGTTGAGGACGAGAGCCCGAACCAGGGCAGTTCGTTCGGCCATAGCATCAGCATCTTGGCCAGCCCGGGACAACCGGTGGATCTTTTCAACCCAGGCCTTGACCTTCTGATTCTCGACCTTGGCCTTCTGGGCTGGGGTCATGGGTGATGGCCCCTTGAGGGGCTTCCCGTCGGCCCCTAGGACCTCCTGGAACATCCGCAGGTTATAGCCGCTGTCGTAGCCGCTGAGTTTGTGGAGCTCACTTAGGGTGGTCAGGCGATCGACAAGGCGATCCATCTGGTTCCCTGGGTTGCGACCAGCAGCATACAGCTCGTCGAGGCTCTTTGACAGCTCGTAGATCTGATTGGCCGTGTCGGTGATGAACGTCTTGGTGGCAATGACACCCTTGGCACTCAGTAGTTCCTTGGTAACACCTTCTTCGGTGACGTTGCGGAGGGCCCCCTGGGAGCGTAGCAGGGCCACGATCTCTTCACCATCGGGGGTGTAGTCGCCTGCTATCTGAACGGCTTCACGGAAGCCCTGGACAATGCGTGCCGAATGCTCAAGGTTCTCGGCCACGGACCTGCCAGTCTGCTTGGCGATATTCCTCAGATCCATGTCGTCCACGAAGGACTTGAGGGTACTAAGGGTGGCCTTGTTGACATCGGGTGCTGTGGATATGATCTTGTAGAAGGCGTCGGTGAACACCGAGGGGCTCTTGCCCATGGTTGGGCTTGTGGCGCCTTTCAGGATGGAGGGATCGGCATCAGGCCTGCGGGCCACCTTGGGCACGGAGGTCTCGAGTCGGATCTGATCGACTACGGCTGCACTGGGTGGGATCGAGTCGTTGAAGGTGGCCAGCTCCTCAGCACGCATGGTGGTAGGATCATTAGAGAGATCCATCTCCAGCTGGGCCCGTTCCTCGGCTAGATCGGCCAGCTTCTGCTCCAGATCCTTGATGCGCTGGGATTCCGGATCGAGTTGCTTTGCAGGAGCATCCAGACCAATCTCGAGCTGCTTCGGCTCTGGGGCATCTGCTGCTACCGCTTTGGTTGCATCTTCGACCTCAGCCTTGGCTGCTGCATACTCGGGGCTCCAATAAGGATCCCCCTCTTCCACTTCTTTGAGATTATCCTTTGCTATTTCAAGCCTGCGCTCTGGGTTCTCAATAGGAAGATTAGACAGCTCTCTTCGCAATTCAGGCGTAAGAGGCGGAGATGGGGTTACATCCCTGAGGGGCAGTTCCAGCTGCTTGTTCTTGAGACTATCAAGCTCGGTCTCCAGCTCGATGCGGCGGGTCTCGAGTTCCCTCACCCGGCCGTTGGTGGCCACCGACCACTGCTTGTCGGACAGGGTTGTCTTGGCCGCCTTGTCCGCCTGAGCTTCTTCAGCACCCTGGGCAACCCCACGGGCCATGGCTTCCTCAGGAGGCATGCCCTGCTTCAGGAAGGCTTGGGTGGCCTTGCGGGCGAATATGAGGTAGCTGACGGCATCAGCACCAGCACCCACGGCACCCCCGGTGATGGTGGCCTTGAGCTTGGAGATGAAGGCGTTGTCGGTCCGGCTGGAGGCCAAACCCAAAGACCACAGCTCTTCGGTCTCTGGGGTGACGAAGGGGAGGTCTCGGATCAGGTTGGCGGCATTGGGATCGCCGGCCTTGGTGAGCAGGAAGTCTGCAGCAGCACCGGCTGGGATGCCAGAGGCTGCCTGTGCGCCGGCTCGTGCCAGCTTACCTTTGCTGGCAGCTCCAGCGATCAGGCCAGTCTGGGGCAGCCTCCGGGCCACCGAGAAGGTGGTGAGGGCGAAGGAGATGATGTCGGCTCCCAGCTGACCAGCTGTCGTGCTGGGGCGATTCTCTGGGGCCATGGAGTTGAACCGGATGTCCCGGTACTCCTTCTCCAGGGGATCCCAGGACTTGGGCAGTTCCGGGAGGGCCATGCCAGAGACCTTCTTGAGGGCCTTCTCGGATGCGCTGTAGGCACCCAGGCCGCCCCAGATGGCCGTCTCGCCAATACCCTCGACGATCTGGGTCAGGCCAGCATCCAGGGCCCGTAGTGGCTCCTTGATCACAGCCATACCGCCTTCATTGCCATCGTTGGCGATGGCCTTGCGGACCAGGTCGACGGGATTGGGGATGAGCGGTTTCCAGGTCGGCTTATCGGGGATCAGCTTCCTGGGCTTGGGGGCGTTCGGATCGATGGGCCTGTCTTTGGCCTTGAGCTTGCGCCCAGAGGGATCCATGCCCTTGGCGAGGTTGTCCGCAGTCTTCCGGCGCTTCTCTTCCTCGAGGCGCTGGCGCTCCTTCTCGGCGGCGATGTTGGCATCGGTACTCTCAGTGATGGTTGGGAGGCCGAAAGACCGTGAGGGCTGGGGCATGGAGGGGGAGGCAATGGTAAGCCGAAAACCCCGCCAGACGCATCCAGCGGGGTGTGTGATCGGGAGGTGAGGGCAGAAGACCGCCTACATCACCGGAGAAGGGGCAGCAGAAGCTCCTTGAGGACTTCAGGCCGCCGATAAGGGATGGTCTGCTTAGAGCCACGGGGGGCAGGCTCAAGAGGGTCAATGGAGGCGATCCCGCCGGCAGACGTGCTGCCTGTGGAACCCTGCCGTCCGAGGATGGTGCCCACCTGGATGGAGTCGCCCACATTGACGTGGACCGCATCGAGGTGTGCGTTGATGAGGTGAAAGAGTTGACCGGTCTTGGGATCTTTGTGTTCGGTAACTACATAGATTCCATAGCTGGTTTTGCCCTCAGGTTGGCGCCCGATGTCGACCACCTTACCTGGAGCAATGGCAGGGAACTGCTTGTCGTTGAAGTAGATGTCAACCCCACCCTTCTGGTAGGAATCACCTCGTCCCTTGGTTTCCCAGTTGACTACGGGGACATTCTCCTTGCGGAAGTTTCCGGTCAGGCCAACAGCACTACCACCACGGACCTGGTAGGCAGCCCGCATTCTTCTGAGGTAGGGCCTAGCATCGAAGCTCAGCTTGCCGGCCTCCCATTCGTCGTTGAAGTCCGCAACCGCCTTCTCCAGGTTGCCACCACCCTTGAGGTAGGCTGTGAGGGCTGGACGCTTCCAGCCTCCCCAGATCAGCTCAGAGGCCATGCGGTCCTGAAGCTCGGGGGTGAAGGGTTCAGTGCCAGTGAGACCCATCCTCTGCTTGAGGAGATCCAGGGTGCGACCCTTGCCCAGTTGAAGCTGATACTTCCCAACGTGGTGGGCCTTGGTTCCTTGAATTTGATCGATGGTCATGCTGGTTAGGCCTGGGATGCCTTGGCGCATGTCGTCGGCTGTGCCGCTGTTTGCAGCCTCATACTCCATGGCTCCCCCTTCCTTTTTGCCAAGGTCTCTCAAAAGCTCGGCTGTTTCTGGAGCAACACCGCCTGAAAGCGTCGGTGTGTTCTGGAGTAGCAGCCTTTTTCGCTCGATCTGCCAGTCGGCCCTGAATAGCTCAACCGGAGTGGAGCGGGGATTGTCCTTGATGGCCAGCTGTAGGCCCTGGGCCAGATCAGCTAGGCTCCGGGGTTCACCATTTTGAGTCCTGATGAACTCGGTCTGGGTGAGCCCACTGAGCCTGATGGCATCCTTTTGCTCTCCAGGAAAGGAGCCGGTTTTTCTGTAGATTTCCGCGCCGGTTTGCAGGGTATCGTTTGTCATAACCCGATCTCTGGGCTTGACGGTGACTCCCCTCAGATCGGCAGGCTTGATCTGAGAGTAATCAATGTCCGCTGTTTTTCCGGTCTGGGTGAAATTGACCCCTGCGGTTTTGTTGACCAGGGGGGCCAGGAACTGCACTGGGCGACCAGGGGTGTTAGCCCGAACTGGACTTACAATGAATCGACGGTCTCCGGTCTTTGGATTGAGAACCCGGGAGATCATCTTCTCAATATGGGCGTTGGCGTCCTCAGTGGAGAAGTCGGGCTTCTGAGCAGCAAGTTTCAGTAGCTCCGTCTCCATCTCAAAAGCAAACTGAGCAGAACGAGTGACCACTTCTGCTCCCTCGAGATCAGTAGTGGTGAATCCCTTTCCTTTGAGCTGAGCAGCAATGGCTGCCTTGGCTGCATCCTGGGTGATCTTGGTGAACTCCTTTTTCCTACCTGGTGCCAGATCCTCAGGAAACGAGAGGCGGTTCAAGATGCCAGGACTGAACTCTCCATCAGCGATGGACTTCTGCACCTGGGCCTTGCTCCATCGAGCGGGGTTCCGATTGAACTGCTCGACAAAGCTATCTTCGAAGGCGATGCCTGCACGTCGCTTCGGCTTCTGATTATGCAAGATGAGAGCAGCATCGGAGCCTGCAAGTCCCATTCTTGACATTTCAGTCAGTGTTTGCTGTGTTATCTTCCAGGCTTTTTCAGCTTCATCAGGCGTAGCATTGATGATTGATTTCTCATAGGCTTGGACCGCATTCTCGACTGTGGCGAGTTGGGCCGCCTTTCGCTCATCGGCTTCTTGCTTGTTCAGTGCCTTGATGCGAGTGAGAGCATTATCAAACACGTCGGGGAAGCTGTTCTCCAGTGTCCCTAGTGACATGCTCCCATCTTCCGCCCGGGGAAGCCTCTTGAGGCGTGCGACAGCAGCAGCATCCTGTCGAAGGACGGCCTCCGTGACCATCCGATCCAAGACCTTCTTGTCTGCTTCAGAGCGGCTGATTCCCTCGGCAGCGGCCCATTCGGCTCCACCAAGTTGGAAGATAGAGGCCAGGTTTCTAGGATCATCCATGCGGCTGTTGGCCAGCGCACCTCCCAGCCTGGCGTTGACCTCGCTGACAGCTCGATCCTTCTGAACGGCGGCGATCTTCTTGGCACCGGCAGAGAAGACCCTGGTCTTGATGTCCATGATCTTGGGAGTGACGTGCTCAGCCAAGAGGAGGGGATTGATCCCATCGAGACCGCTGGCTCCAATGAACCCCTGAAGGACCACGGACCAGACGGCGTTCAATTCTGCCATAGATTCTGCTTGGGACGGTGCGATCATCCGGACGCTGCCATCAGCGGCGATGATCGGGATGTTCTTGGTGGTGGACTCCATCGCCTGCTCGAAGAGCATCTCGGCGCTGGCGGCAGCCTTCATGGCAGTGCCCTGGGCCCGACCATACTGACGCCATCCACTTACCACGGGGTCATTGGCTCGAATCTCTACAGCCACGTCGGGTCGAGTATTCTCGAGATCATTGAGCGCACTCTGCTCATCGAGAGCTGCAGCTCGAAGCTGGGTGGTATTTTCCCGATAGGTCTGTAGGGCCTCAGGTTTAGGCTGAATGTCCCCATTGAGGATGTCAGCTATGCCGAGCTTGCGGTCGTTCTCATTTACCCCTTTTTGACGCTCGACCATGAACTCGGTGACCGTCTTGGACAGCCCAGCCAAGGCTTCCAGGCTCTTATCCGGGTTGGCCAGATTGTACTCCTGGGCCTTGGCAAAGCTCGCAAGGGCGTCCTGCCCCTGCCTGAGTACCCTATCGGAATTGTCGACAGCTTGAACGGGGTTGAACCCACGGGATGTGGTGCCGCCTAGGGATACCCGACGGCCTTGAGGACTGTAATCAATGGCCATGGTTCACTAACTAGGTTTGGGCTTCGGTGCAGTGCTGCTAGGAGCTTTGAGGGAATTGTATGTACTAATTCCAGATAGACCAGAGCCTATCAGGCCAGAAACCAATCCAAGCGAGCTGGGGCCCTTCGCCTCTACCTTGGTAGGAGTAGAGGGAGTAGGACCACGGGTGGACGCAACTTGAGCGTTGGCGCTGGTTGCCTGATCGAAGATGGAATCGATCGATTGGAAGTAATCGTCTCTGGCGTACCCTAGATTCAAGCCCAAGATGGCCAGGTCTCGCCCGTATTCTCGGTCGGGGTCCATGGCCAGGATTCCGATGCTGCGGCCAGATTTGCCGCTGGCTTGAATGTTGGCAGCGTCCTGCATGGACTTGAGCCGTAGGTTATCAGCTTCAATGGCTGCCTGCTTGTACTCATTGTTGATCTTGATCTGTGCCGACATATAGGCCTTGGACGCAGCCTCTTGATTCAGCCTTTCCTGACGATTGGCTGCCTCCTCTTGCCGAGCCCAAGCCTGTGCCTGCAGCTCATATTGCTTCTGCTGGTATTCGTTTTGAGCCTGGGCTTCAGCTCTGGCCTGGTTGGCCTCTTGACTATAGCTGGCAATCGACCCTACGGCTTGTGTAGCGAAGGAGGCTACACCAAGAGCAACAGGAGCGATTACTGCGAGTGGGGCGCACATTGGACAAACGGGAGGAACAACTGGAGGGGTGACGTGGGGGATTCGACCTCAAACCCCAGGAGCCTGAGAAGTTTGATGTGAGGATGGTTGTGGCGGTAGACCTGATGAGTAAGAACAGGGTAGATGGTGAGCTGCTCCTCCACCCATTTCCGGGCCTGCTTCACGAAGGCGATGGGCTCCGTCTTGGCTGCCTCAGTGCTGAGCATCCAGGGAGCTCCCACGGCCTCTGACACACACACGACTCCTGCAATGGCTGCAATGGATCCAGCCCCATCGTAGATGGCCACCGGCGCTGTTGAGGCCCGGATGCCTGTCCAGATGGCCTCGAAGGGCTGCACCTGGCTCACCTTCAGCTCCTCCAGATCAGGCACACTGAGGCAACTGTAGAGGCCCAGGGCGTCCTTGAGTTTTGCCGGGAAGAGGGTGTAGCTCATACTTGCTTCTGACCAAAGGTGTCGTAGGTTCCCTCCCACAATACACTGTTCACAGCCACAGGGAACAGGAAGGGGGCCTTGATCTTGATCTCGGTGGCATCTCCCTTGGCCATGACTGGCACAGTATTGGTTCGGTTGCGGACAAGTGGGATGGTATTGGGCACATTGGCCCCGGTCACCTTCTGCTCCAGGGTAGAGATGAATGGATTTCTCCCTAGACTACGGACCTCTACCTGGTAGGGTCCAGAGTCGAAGCTGGATAGGGTCAGCCGATGGACGATGGGAACGTTGCGGGTGTCTCTCCTCCTGCCCTCTTTGTCGGCTACATAGAAGGCAGGCAGGGTGGCCTCAGGGATGTATCGCGCTCCAATGGCAAACCGGTTAGAGCTGAGGTTCCCTGGGATCCTTAGGTGCCAACGTCTCCCGACTGGGTTTGCTGGGGTATTGATCAAGGGGCCCGTAAAGGTGATCCCAGGGGTTGCGGACCCCAAGGTGGCGCATTCCCAGGTTTGATTTTGGAAGTCTGCCAGGTGATCAGGGATGCCCACTTCTGTGGTATTGTTGGTGCTATTGTAGGCCACCATTGGGTTGTATGTGTGGAGGTCCAGCCTTACATCCACCTGGTCTCCCTGGAAAAACAGGGGCCCATTGGAGTTATTGTTGTTGTCGATGGTGAGGCTGACCAGTATCAGGGTATTAGGGCTTGTTGCGGATCGGACCGCAAGGGTCAGGACATTAGAGGAAAAGAAGTGGTACTCTATCTGGCCTGGCATCGTCCAGCGGAACCAGGCAGCCTGTACCCGCTCCTCTGATGCGTTATACCACTTGAAGCAGTATAGTTGTCCGTTGTTGCTCATGGCATCTGACTATTTGGGAAAAGCTGCGCGAGTGCAAGGGAGATTATCACAGCCGCAACAGTTCCATGTTGACGGTAAAGAAGCCTTTTTGAGGCGACGTATTTATAGTTGGCGCATAGTACGACTCGCTGTCAAGGTCAATAAGCATACCCGGAACGGCGCCTTGCTGTGTGGCTGCTGTTTCGTTTAATTTGAAATCTTGAATAATAAGGTTCACGGTTCCAAGTGGCACTGCAACCGGGGAAAGCTCGTTCCAGGTAGCGGCCACAACGTAATCAACGTCTGGATCCAGCTCTGGGCCGTTGGCGATGTCAAACCAGCAGTAGTACGGTGCCACCGTTGAGTTAGCACCTGCAACACAAGTGCCTGAAATTGGAAAATCTTGCTGCCATATAAGCGTAGGTGCTCCGAAGTTTGGGGCATAAGTGTTCGACCAGTCCCATATGCCAACCGAATGATCCATAGTGGTCGGCTGGTTGACGCCGGCCTGTGTTGGCTTGTATATCCCTATGCGAGTCAGTTTCCGAGCAGCTTCCGTAGTAAAATGGTAGCCCAGAACATAAGGTCCGTCGTTTACTATGACTTCGCTTGTTCCTACGACAGGAGCCGAATTAAATCCAAATACAACTTCTGATGTGGGCGTGGGAGGGGGCGTGGGCGGTAGGGCTGTTGGTGAAGTCTCGCCTTTCAAAACAAGCAATCCGGCTGACGTAGAGGACGCCATGGCCTGTATGCTAAGAGGTAGATACCCTGGGATGCTCCTGGTCAGTTCAGACACCAAAGAACGTGTATTGCCCTCGGCTGTAAACTTGGCTTCAAAGATTGATGTAGACCTGGCACTCTGAGAGGCAAAGACAATGCTTGGCCCAATGTCGACTGGAGCCAGTTGGGCGTGAAGATCGTAGGACCCTACCTGGGTCAGCTCAGCGGTGGTGGAACTGAATGCCTCTGTGGTGGTTTCCAGGCTGTATTGTCCATTGTCGGAGAAACAGAGAAGGCCCTGCTGATATGGGAGCATACGGCGGAATCTCAGTGGCTTTGTGGATCCTGCAGAAATATCAATCGGATCAGATGCCAGGACGGTAGCAGCTGTGGTTCGGAAGAAGTTGAAGTAGTCGCCAGCCACGCTGGTTATGATGTTGTCCTGGCTCGAAAGAACCAGCCTGTTCTTGAAGAATGAAATTCCGTCGATGGTATTATCTTTGAAGCTGGGCCAGCTGTTGGATTCGATGTCCCCGGACTGCCGATCTACCCAGTAGAGTTTGGCAAATGGATCCACCTCAGTGGTGGCTGTAGCCACAGCCGCGATGGTGAAGGTATCGCCGAACTCATTGGTTACCACGTCTAAGAACGTAAACCCCTGGCCTGCTCGGGAGGGTTGTACGGTCAGGATGTTCCCAGAGGCATCCACAGTGATGACCCGGAGCCGCAGATTCTTGCCGGTGCCCCCCTTCACATAAAAGGTCTGTCCGACCATGTAGCGCCCTCGGGTGGAGCTCTGCACAGTGACGGTAATGACGGTCCCAGTAGTTGATACGCTCGGCAAGGTGGCCAGGGCCTCCGCAAGACCCAAACGGCGCACGGTGAAGGAGCCGTTGGCCTCACGGATGAGGGCATGGGGAAGGGTGTCAATGTCGAATCCGTTGATGACTCCAGGTCCGATCGTCTCTTCCCATACACCGACGCCTGAAGTGGCTCCGTTATCGGTTTTGAAGGTCACCCAGTAGTCGTCCCCATCTGATCCATCGTTGCTGAGGACCTGCATGCGGGCATTGTTGATGAATTGCCTAGGAAGGTCAGCTGGGCTTGATACCTTACCCTTGGCAATGGAAATGGCTAATCCTCCTTGCCCACCAGAAGTCATTGCATCGAATTGCCCTCCATCATTCCTGCGCACATACAGGTAAGGTCCAACCACCGTGGCTGTAAGGATACCTCCCGCATTTATCACGGCTGCCAACCCTCCGGCGACATCCCGTACACTCAGGCGATCGGTGGTGGTGGCTGAGCTGTTGAAGGTGTAGAGAGTCGAAGGTAAGAGGGTAAACTCGTAGCGGCTATTGTATCCAATGGCATTGATACTGACGATCGCATAGGGAGTGTCAGTGGGGCTGGAGTCATACCCCTGGCGGACCTTGACCTTCCTGTTCAGGATGAGACTGTAATCTCCGACCGTGAGCAGTTCCAGGTCGTCGTCGTTGGTGTGTGTCAGGTAGAATTCGGCTCCAGAGGCAATCGAGTTAACCGTCTGGGCCTCTCCAGACTGGGCATCCCATACCTTGACCATGGCGGCCGATCCTGAACGTCCAATCTGGACCAGGTACTTCTCTTCATCGTCACGATCGATGTGGCCCCACCGGGAGGCACCGGGCAGGGCACCAGACAGGAGAGAGATGTGCTTGGCCCCTGGTCTCTTGGCAAGACCAAAGGACGGATCTGGCAGGTAGTCGTCGCAGGTAACGAGTGTGCCTGGTAACTTCAATGAGTCAGGCTGCTGGGAGACTCCCCCAATCAGGTTGTCGATCTTCTGAGAGACAGCGGGCATAATTACCTAGAAAGGATGGAGAGTGCAGTCTGGGTTGGAGCCATGTAATACTTGCCCTTGTCTCCCTGAACCAAGGCATTGTGGCGGCCAGTGGTGCAGTCATAGGAAAGACAGGTGGCTCTCAATGTCTGCTCATCCAGGGCATTGAATTGGACCATCTTGTCGGATCCCAAGACACGCCCCGCAAACACCCTGGCAGCTCGTTGGACGATGTAGTTCTGAAATACAGCAGGGATGTCTGTGAATAGGTAGTCCCATACCACATCAAGGCTGATCGTGGCTCCGGCGCCCCAGTTGAAGCTGTGAGTGAGGGTGTTGTAGAGCTTGCCACTTCGCTGCACGGCTCGCACTCTGAACTGACTGTCTTCCCGGTTGACTGAGAGGTTGAGGACACCAGCAGGGACGATAAGGTTCCCGCTGCCATCAGCCTGCAGTTTGTAGCCTTTTTCTGAGTTGAAGTCCCAGCCTTCACCTAGCACCTCTTCTCGCGTAGTGTTGAGAACAAGTGTGGCTACAGCTATCTCCGGGTTCGCCTGATCGAGTCCCGTTACAGGTGCCTGACCAATAGCGGTCAGCATCGTATTAACCGCCTGCAGCTCAGTTGTCATGGTTAGAAAGGAGAGCGCCGTTCTGGGCGCAGAAAGGAAAAAAGGCCCAGGCTTGAATAAGCCCAGGCCAAATAAAACTAGATCAGGCAACGTTGCGGAACTCGCCTGCCACGGAAACCCGGACAGGGCCAGTGCCCATGGCCAAGCGGCCAACAATTACGTCACCCTGGTAGATGACCTTGGTGTCGGCACCAGTGGTCTGGATGGCAGGGCCGATACCCTCAAGCACAGCAGCAGCATCCCGATGATAGATCAGGCCACAGCTGTTGTTGAAGTCGGCAGCCACACCGTAGGTGTTGCGGGCGCCATAGGTGCCGGAGCCGCCAGCAGTATCTGTCTCAATGGCAACACCAGATGCCGAGCCATAACGACCCAGGAAGGGTATGTTGTTGGATCTGCGGATCTTGATGCCGGCGATCGAGTAGAGGCCTTCGCCGCTGTTCAGATCACCCTGATTGCCGCCATACTCCCGATTGAGGATGTTGGTGTCGACCTGTGAGATCAGGGCGTAGTATTGCCGAGGTGCTAGGCAGGCAAAGCGACCATCCTTGGGCGCTGACACTTCATCCAGACGAGCAGCGGCTTCGAAGAAGCCATCCACCAGAGCCTGGGCGTTGTATTCCTGGCTTGCACCGATGTTGATGCGGAAGCCACCAGGTTCGCCGGTCACAGGCGCCGCAAGGCCAGAAGCACGGGACAGGGTGCGGCCGATGCGCCGATCATAGAACTCAGCCAGGGACTGACCGATCTGACGGGCAATGGGGCCCCGCACATCGTACTGCGAGATCACCTCATCCAGGGAGTACACGAAGGCACTGGCAACCAGAAGGTCGTCCAGTTCGATCGTGGTTTCGGCGGACGGGGGATCGCCGGATCCAAGGATGGCAGTACCAGGGGTGTGGTAGGCTGCAGTAATCCGACCAGTGTGGATAAACTGGTGGGATCGTCCGTTGCTGATCTGCTTGTTGAGGACGGTGTCCTTGAAGATCGTGGCGTTGCGGA